GGTGCTGGTTCTACATTCACTTACAGGTATAATCCCGTGTACGCAAAAGTCCTAACCATAAACAAAGGCATCGACAATGTGTTGTTGTTTGAGTTTATCAATCAAAATGAAAAACCCGTCAACATCACTGGCAGCAGTTTTGTATTCCGTGTAATCAACACTGAAGGAACTACTGTGTTGTTAGAAGAACCCTTAGTGATCCTTAATGCCGCAACTGGCCGTGCCAAAGTTACTTTACTATCCAGTCAGTTATTGGAATTACTGGCCCAACCTGCTTATTATAGTATCACTAGAGCCAGTGGAAATCTTTTAGAACCGGTATTCGTTGATGCACAGTCGGGCAGTCGTGCACCGCTTAATGTGGTGGATAGTGTGTTACCACAATATGTTCCAAGCCGCCCACTTACCATACCAACTACCAAACTCAGTGCCCAGGGATCAGCTGATGGCACCAGTTTTGGCAATGCTGGCGGAGACTATTACTGGAATGGCAATCCCAACGGCGCCAATTACTGGAACAGTTTTGCCCTTACCGAATACTACAGCAGTTTTATCAAGCCCACGCAGGGCATAACCACAGTACAGATGACCTTGGATGGTTACACAGGCACGATCAAGGCCCAAGCGGCTGCTGACTACGAAAGCGTGCCATTCAATGTGACTGAAAGCACTACCTATCTTGATCGTACTGGTACCATTTACCTCAACATTGTTGGTTGGCATCCTTTGGTGCGTGTGTGTTTCAACAACAGTATCTTTGCTGTGCCAGGTGGAAACGGTATACCAGCACAGGCCTATGCCATCTGCGAAGACGGTGTGGTCACATCAATACAGGTACAAAATGCTGGATCGGGCTATCTAGCTCCACCAAAAATCAGCATACTGGGTGAAGGTGCTGGCGCAACGGCTGTGGCCACAATAGGTGGTTCGGGTGAAATAGCAAGTATTACTGTGACTAACGGTGGTTCAGGATATTGGTTGGCACCAAATGCTGGAATCAATACACCGTATTATCCAGTTCCTCCTAATAATCAAGGTGCCATGGTGGTAATCAGTACTGGTTATGTAGTGGACCTTTTCTATAGGTAAAAGCCAAAAAACATGCTATAATAAAGCATGATTGATGTGATCGCTTTCTTACCTGCAAAACGCAAACAGACCTCTGGTGGTTGGATCAGTTTCAATGCCCCTTGTTGCGTACACAACAGTGAATCTGCTGATAGACGACAGCGTGGTGGTATAAAAAACACAGACCAAGGCTGGAGTTTCCACTGTTTCAATTGTCAATACACTGCCAGTTTTGTACTTGGTCGCACACTTACATTCAAAGCTCGCAAGTTGTTGACCTGGTTGAATGTGCCACAAGAAGAAATCGAACGTATCAATCTTGAAAGTTTACGACATAGGAATATCGAAGGCATACTGAATGAACGACAACAGGCTGTTAGACCTGCTGAGATAGAATTTGAAGAATGCGATTTACCAGCCGACACTAAAGAACTAACAGACACAGCCCAAGCATATTTGACCAAGCGAGGTATTATGTTAGACTATCCATACCTGTCCAAGCGAGGCACACGGCCTGGAATCGTCGTACCATTTACCTACGAAGGGCAGATAGTTGGACACACCACAAGATTCTTAGACGATAGGACACCCAAGTATATCCAAGATATACAACCAGGATATGTATTTGGCACAGACCTACAACGGAATAACTGGCAGACAGTGATCCTGGTAGAAGGAGTATTTGATGCACTCAGCATCAATGGTGTGGCTGTGTTACATGCAGACATAAATGACGCACAGGCTAGACTTGTAAGAAGCCTTGAACGAGAAGTGGTTGTTGTGCCAGATCAAGATGTACCGGGCATGCGATTGGTAGAACGTGCTGTTGAGCTAGGTTGGAGTGTAAGCATGCCAGAGTGGCCAACCGGAATCAAAGATGTAAACGATGCAGTAATTTGTATGGGACGTTTGGCTACTTTGCTAACTATAATGCGATCGAAAGAGACCAGTCGAATTAAAATTGAACTAAGGAAGAAACAACTTGTTAAAAGATTACGGACTTGATGTCCAAAAACTATTCTTAGAAATGATGTTGCAGGACGCGGAGAGCTATGTGCGTGTGCAGAACATTTACAATCCAGAAAACTTTGATCGCAGTCTTAGACCTGCGGCCGAGTTCATTGCCAAGCACAGCAATGATCATAAAACATTACCATCTGCGGAACAGATTAGCGCCACCACAGGAGTTCGGCTACAACACATTCCAGATCTCAATGAAGGACATTTTGATTGGTTCATGGAAGAGTTTGAAGCATTCACTCGACGCCAAGAACTGGAACGTGCTATTCTCAAGAGTGCAGACTTGCTGGAAAAAGGTGAATACGATCCTGTAGAAAAACTGATCAAGGATGCGGTGCAGATTAGTCTAACCAAGGACATGGGCACAGACTATTGGGCCGATCCCAGAGCTCGAATCGACCGATACTTCAACTCAGGTGGACAAGTCAGCACAGGTTGGCCACAGATGGATCGTATCTTGTATGGTGGATTCAGTCGCGGCGAACTGAACATCTTTGCAGGTGGATCAGGATCAGGCAAGAGTCTGGTCATGATGAACATAGCATTGAGTTGGTTACAAGCAGGATTGAGTGGTGTGTATATCAGTCTAGAACTAAGCGAAGAGCTGTGTGCTTTAAGGACTGATGCCATGTTGGCTGGAATGAGCACAAAAGAAATACGCAAGGACATTGATCAAACAGAACTCAAAGTAAAACTGGTCAGCAAGAAAGCCGGACAGTATAGAATCAAAGCAATACCGGCACAGAGCACGATCAACGACATACGCAGTTATATCAAAGAAGTACAAGTACAGACAGGAATCCGAGTAGATTTTGTCATGTGTGATTACTTGGACTTGTTGATGCCGGTATCGGCCAAGGTCAGTCCAAATGATCTGTTTGTCAAGGACAAGTATGTGAGTGAAGAACTGCGAAACTTGGCCAAGGAACTCAATGTGTTGTTTGTGACAGCTAGTCAGTTGAATCGTAGTGCAGTAGAGGAAGTTGAGTTTGATCATAGCCATATCTCGGGTGGTATATCTAAAATCAATACTGCGGACAATGTGTTTGGTATCTTCACAAGTAGGGCCATGAAAGAGCGTGGCAAGTATCAGATACAATGTATGAAGTCAAGAAGCAGTACAGGTGTGGGCATGAAGATTGATCTAGACTACAATATTGAAACCATGCGTATCACAGATCCGGGTGATGATGAATCTGCCAGCAAGGGCTTTAAAAAGCCCAACATATACGAAAGCATCAAGGCACAGAGCAGAGTTACACCAACAGAAACTGTGGATCAGTCTACAGGTGAAATCAGCAAGATTAATGCTGATGTGCAAAGTGCCAAACTAAAACAATTACTGGGGCAAATTAAACAGTCATGAACCAATACTCATTGGATACTGCTCAACAGTTGCACTCGGATTTATGGTTAATTCAAAATCTGTTGATAGATGATGAGCTTAAAGAAATATTAGATCGTGTATTACACGAAACCCAATGGGAGGAAGTTGATCTACAAAAACATCGTAATCGAAAACATGTTATTTGGCAAACCGACGGGTTGTGCGATTGGTTATTTTGTAAACTTGCAGAATTAGATTTTTCCAGATTTGGTCTTTTATTGCGAAATGTAACAATTTGGAAAGATACTGTTGGATATACCATTGGAGAACATATCGATAACAATAGAGTGGTAGCTGGTATGCAAATTTATCTTAGCGATAGTTATCCTGACCTTGGCACATGGTTTGCAAACACTATTGAAGTACCATTTGTACAAAATACTGGTTATCTAATGCACAATAGAAATCAACTGGAACATGGCATGAAAAATTGGGTACCCCAAGGATATTCAAGGATTAGTTTTTATGCTCTGTTTGACGAAAAATCATGATTGATTACACAGCTATTCGAGATGTGCATTTAGAGGTATCCAGTCTATGCAATGCCAGTTGTTCGTGGTGCCCTAGGACTTTTTGGGGATATCCACACAATGGGGGCTATCCAGAAGTAAATTTTACGTTAGACCATGCTAAAAAAGTTTTTACTGAGGATTTTTTAATTCAACTAACTAGCATACGTATCAATGGTAACTTTGGTGATATTGTAATGAATCCAGAAGGAGCAGATATTGTTGATTATTTTTTTAGTATAAATCCAAAATTGGATATTACTATTAGCACCAACGGAGGTGCAAGAGATCGTGGGTTCTGGATGCAACTGGCAAAAACTCCAGTACAAGTGTTGTTTTGTCTTGATGGATTAGAAGATACTCATCATTTATACAGACAAAATACTGCGTGGAAGACAGTAATTCGTAATGCTCAAACATTTATTGCTGCAGGTGGATACGCAATTTGGAAAATAATCGAGTTTGATCATAATCAACATCAAATTTCTCAATGTCAAGAAATGAGTAAAGATCTTGGATTCAAACAGTTTTCCTTGATCAACGATGGCCGTAATACTGCTCCGGTGTTTGATAAAAATGGAAATTTGACCCACCTATTAGGCAAGTATACAGGAGAACAAGATTTTAAAATTTTATTCCATAAGAAAAAAACAGATAATATTAAATTAGAAGATGTTATAGTAGACCGGGTGCCGGCACAATCTATTAGGTGTAAAACTAAAATTTTAAAATCAATATATATAGCCGCCACTGGCGATGTTAGTCCGTGTTGCTGGACTGGATTTTACCCAAAAACCTACGGTGCCGGGCAGTATCATCAGGCAGCCAATGCACAACTAATTCCGTTAATTGACAAAAATAATGCGTTACAATACCCGTTAGAGGAATGTATAGAGTGGTTTAAAAGTGTAGAAAATAGTTGGAAAGTTGCCAATTACAACCAAGGACGGTTGGTAATTTGTGATGATGTATGTGGACAAAAACAATAAATAATAAAAAGGTCCTGGCCCTATGCAAAAGAAAACCCGTAGTATTCTTGAAGAATTAGAAACACTATACGCTGAGCGTGATCAGCGTCATGTTATCGAAAATCGTGCAGCAAACATCATTGCCAGTGCCATACGCCTGCTTGAACAAATAGACTCGAGTTACACAGCAGAACAGGCCGAAAATCTACAGCGTAAATTGATCAATGCTATCAAGCTAAGAGATCCTGGAAAATTTACAAGAACAGTGAGACGTACTGATGCAAATACATGAACTAACACAGCCCAAAAAAACCCGACTAGATGAAGTTGACTGGGTTGGTCCCGACAGTGTGTTCGCCCAGGCCAAATCAGCATGGAAGACCGGTGGCAAAAGTTTAATAAGTCAACAAGCAGATCGAGAAGCTCAACAAGCCAGATATCAAGATTATGCCGCAAATGCTATTGCCCAGGGCAAAGAACAAGGGCTAGATCAAAAGCCCACCTTAGATTCAGCATTAGCTAAATTAAAAACTAATTCAGTCGCTAAACAGTGGATTGACGGCATAGTTGCCAAATGGCCTGCGGTAGCAAAAACTCTTGCACCGAGCACATCCACACCTACAAGCACCGGAGGGGTAGCAACTGCAACAGCACAAGGCGTTCGCCATACAGCCAATCCAAACTCACAATCAACCACTGTGGTTGCTCCAACTGGTGTCGCAACAGTTGCGCCAGCTACTACAAACTATGGTAGTGGTCCATCTAGTGCTACTAAATTGCCAGTAAGTTTCAACGCAACAAAGAAAAAACAAAAACCCGTCACAGTAGAAGATGGCGCACAGGCATTTTCTAACATGGCAGGACAACTCTCGCCTGATTTGGCTAATTTATCCAATAGTATAAAGGACTGGATCAACGGCCAACTGGGCACCATTGATTTAAAAACGGTGGAAGCCGGTGTTCCTGAACTACAACCCAGAATAGAAAAATTAGTAAATCAAGTGGTCAGTTTGAATGGAGATATTCCAGCCCAGCAAAAAGCCCTACATGATATTTTTGCATTGGCTACTGCAGCCAATCATGTGATTGAGTGGGATCGGCGTGTTAGTGGCGGAAACAATTTACGTTATCAGGCTCGACGAGGTCAACCGGGTCAACCAGTCCAGACCGGATTGACTACTACTCAATTACGGAACTTGGGCGCCTTGGCTGATCAAGCTGGTGGACCTGATCCCCAAAAAACTGGAAACGACTTCTGGGACAAGCTAATAATACAAGCAATGAGATCAAGATGATGAATATTTTTGAAGGTGGCAATGTATTCAAAGATGCCGACGGGCGTGCGCTCACACAGCGTATCAATCAAGCCGATGTCAAACCTACTCTGGCCTGGCTAGAAGAACTAGTACCGGGCTTGGATCTACTAAACAACACCTTGGGCAGCACTGGTATCAAAGACACATCAGGTGATCTAGATATAGCTGTGGATGCTAGTAAGGTCTCCAAAGAACAACTACAACACAGACTGGAACAATGGGCCATTAGCCACGGATTCAAGCCGCAGGAATGGGTCAAGAAGTCCGGCACAGCGGTGCATTTTAAAACACCCATCACAGGAAGACCCGATCTTGGTTACGTGCAGACTGATTTTATGTTGATGAACAATGTGCCTTGGAGCAAGTTTGTGCTAGGCGCCATGCCAGCAGATAGTAAATTTAAAGGTCGTGAGCGTAATGTGTTAATGAACAGTCTTGCCAAGAGTATGGGTTACAAACTGAATCAAGTGGCTGGTATTGCTGATAGAGCCACAAACAAGTTAATCACTGATGATCCAGATCGAGTTGCCAAATTACTCCTAAACAAAACTGCCACACGCCAAGACTTGGCCAGCGTGGAAAGTATACTACAGGCCATAAGCACTGATCCTCAGCGTGACGCCAAGTTGGCTGACTTTCGAGCACACATGGAACGTGAAGGCATTCCGTTTATGGAAAGTGCTGTGGTCAATCCTTATCAAGAATACAACGAAGTGAACTTCCTGGCTAGACTACGAGATCGCATAGTCAATCAAGGCATGCAGGTTATTGTAGAAGCTGAAGTTCAAGGTGGTCGTGCCAAGGGCATTGAACATCTAGAAGACTATGTGTTCCGTAACGGTAGCGCAGGCATTAAACGAGCCATGGACATAGTAAAGAACACAGCAGAGAACACTGGTGCCACTACCACAGTCAAGTGGGACGGCAAGCCAGCCCTGGTATTTGGACGTGATCCTGCGGGAACTTTTGTCTTAACTGATGTTTCAGGGTTTGGTGCCAAAGGATATAACGGATTGTTTACCAGTCCACGTCAGGCAATTGGATTGTTAGCACAGCGCGATCAAGATGCAGCCGCCAAAGGCAAACCTGCTGGACGTGTTGAATATCTTGGTCCCATATATGAAAAATTATGGCCTTTACTAAGTGCCGCATTACCCAAGACATTCCGTGGCTATGTGCAAGGTGATTTGTTGTACACCGACAGACCTCCAGAAGATGCTGGCAATTTTGTGTTTACTCCCAATGCTATTACCTACAGGATCCCTATTGCCAGTGACGTAGGACAACGTATCGGCAATAGCAAAGTTGGTATTGCCATGCATACCAAGTACGCTGAACCGGGTGCGCCAAAAGAACCAATTGGCTCGGTTGATTTTCGACATGTTCCGGGATTGTTACTATTGGAACCTGTGTATGCCAAAGAAAATGTTCGACCCAATAAGAACCTGGTACAAGCCCTAAGAGACGTATACAACGCATCAGGGTCAGCTATAGATGGCCTATTCAATCCAGCAGAACTACGAGCCTTGCAAATCACCGACTTGCCTAAACTGTGCATTGACTACATTAATAGCAGAGTAGGCACTGACTTTGATAACCTGATCGCCGGCTTTGGACCTTGGTTGGAAAGCACACAAAGTCCAAGAAAGTTTGCTAACATTGTAGAATACCTACAAAGCCCACGTAGCAATCTAGAAGGTATGGCCGCGGCATTTGAAGCCTGGGGCCTGCTACACGACATCAAGATGGACATACTACGACAGCTGGATCTACAACATCCCGGTCAAGAAGGCTGGGTAATGGCAACTCCGGCTGGTATCTCCAAGGCTGTGAACCGCCTAGCAGGTGGATTTACCAGCGCCAACCGTGCCAAAAACAATCCAGATCAACAACCCAAAACTTGATTTTTTACTCCAGATCATAAATAATAGTAGGACCTCTGAGTCCATACATAAAGGAGATTTAAAATGGCATATATAACCGTAGTT